GTGGCCCCGTGGCTGCTGGCCAGATTACCGTTAGCGGCACAAGCCTGCTCCCCACCGAGCCTAATTCCTGATTTAAGCGCCGGTTTCTTGCTAGCCTTCCTTTACGGGAAGGCTTTTTTATTGTGAACATTTCTCAATTGCGAGGCGCCGTTACTGCTTTGCTTTCATCGTCCCCCAATTTAATTGGCAGCTATACGCTGCCTAATAATGTGCAGATTCCTGCTGTATATGTGGTGGGGCAGCAAGGTGTGCCGCCTGAATGGAAAGTTAATGGCTTAGAAGTTAGTATTAGGCAGTTTCCGCAAATTGCCCCCAGATCATCTGTGAGCACTTTGAAGCTTAGTCAAGTGTGGGAAGTGATCTTGGCTCAATATACGCCAACGCTTGACACGCTGCCTGTTGCAATGGAAAGGATGGTGAGACGATTTCCTGATAGCACGCCAAGGTATTTTCCTGGGGATGACGTGGCATATGAGCGGTGTCGCTTTTTAATTCCTGATATGGTCGTCTTGAATTTCTTGCAATCATGAGCGGAATTATTGTTGGTGGCAGCATTATCAATGCTGACAAGCTAGTGCAAAAGTTGGAAAAAGCTTTTGAAACTTGGGCGCGTTTTGAAGTGAATGATTACTTTCGTGACCAATTTTTAGAGGATAAGTGGGGCTACCCTGGAGAGACACAAAGAAAAAGCGGGGAGCTAGCAAGGAATCCTCGTAACATTTTTGACTTGGGAAATTTATATAGAAGCGGGAGGGACAGTTTTAAAATTACGCAGGGCGCTTCAGACATTACGGCATCTTGGGACTGGGATGCAAAAAATAGTTCTGGCAGGGCCTATGCTTGGTATGTTCACGAGGGGCTGTCAACCAACTTGGCGCCAAGGCAATGGACGGATGTTTTTCAGGAACGCAATTTGTTTATTGATAGCAATGTAAGCAAAGAGCTAAGATCTCGAATACGCGCAGCTTTCAGGGCATGAAGATTGATTACTTGTGGAGCAAAGACGAAACAGCCCATGCCATCAATTGTGAAGTGCAAGGGGCGTCATTGATAGCCGGGATTTTGTGTCTTGTTTCTAGGCAAGAGGAGACCATTAGAATTGGGGACGAAATTCATTCTTTCCTCGTTGAAGTGCCGTCCGATTTTCGTTCTGGCCGCGAACGAGTGAAGGTGTTCAATGCAGTGTTAAACATTCTCAGCCATGAGCAAATACAGCTTTCTTCTGCAGACAAAAACTGAAGAGTATTTTGAGCTACTGCCAGGAGTGCGTTTGAAGAAATATGGCGGCTGGCTGGTTGCTGAAGCCATTGAACAGGAGGAAATTAGCAAGCTGCAAAGCCAAGCAACCATTCGTGCCGTTCAACTTGCGAAGCGTATTGCCAGTGATAAGAACATTCCATTGGACGAGGCATTTGGCCTGTTGCAAGGCGGTAGCGGCTCCATCACTGAGGCTGAGCTGCTTTCCGAATATACGGAAGAAACGCTGAGCATGATCACTAGCGGCTCTTCAGTGGAAAGCACCAATGCTCGCATGGTCACTGCCTTCATCCGTTCTCGCGGGCAAGGCTTGATTGACGATGAATGGCGCGATCTTTCTGATTGGGAGATTGAGGACACTAAAAATTTGCCACGCAAGGCAATTGCAACAGTGGTTGAATTTATTGCTGATGAGCAAAATGCTGAGACGCAGGAGGCAGTGGCAGCAAAAAAAGCGACGAAGAGGAATTCTCCTCAGTAACGGAAAAGCTGGAAGCGCGAGCCCGTGAGCAATTACAAGGCTTGACGGATTGGAACGAAATTTATTTTCGGCTGTCTGCGTCCGATTTACAAGATAAGCGATGGCATGCTGATCAATTTGGTCGGCAACCATTGTTTGTGGTGAAGAAAGCGTTGGGATATCTTGATAAGCATGATATGGCAAAATACAATGTGCAAAGTGTGGCTATTGCCAAGCTCGGCACAATGGTTGCTGGCATGATGGCTGGACAAAAGAGCAAAGTAAAGCCAGAAGATTTCATGCCGTTTGACACTAAGACACTGAAAAAGGATGGGGCGGTTAGCGATGCAAGTTTGTTGGTTTTCCGGGCATTGATGAAAAAAAGAAAGATAGATGGAAGGGTGATTGCATTGTTAGCGGAAGAGTTGGTGGCATTTTCGAGGCGTAATCAAGACGGGTGATTATAGAATGAAGGGAATGTGATCAGAAAGCAAGATGGCAGCTCAAGACGCCGAACTTCAGCTTAAGGTAAGTCTTGACCTGTCCTTTTTTAAACAGCAATTAGCGGGACTCGGAAGTGCAGCCGCTGGTTATCGACTTCCTATCAATATTAAGTTTGACCGACTATCAATACAGAAGGAATTAAACACTCTCGGGGCCAATATAAAGAAGCGCACTTACCGACTTAATGTTGAGACAAATTTAAAGGCGGAAATTGAAAATGCCTCTAAACTGGCAAAAGCCCTAGACGATCTTGCCCGTTCTCGCGGGACGGCACAAGCAGCAATTAACAAACAGCTCGGCCTTGGCGTTTTAATGCAAGGTCCGCAAAGTGGCGGTATAGCGAGTCGGGATGTCACGAGGCTATATCGAGCGGCGGCAAGAGCTGGACTGCTGGAGTACAACAAAGAAATAGCCAGAACAAAAGCGTCAACAGTCGCTGCGCTAGAAGAAGTTGGCGCTGACAGCGTAAGAGGGCTCCTTAACGGCTTAAATAGTGAGGACGAAAAACTCAAGGCGGCGGCCACTTATCTTGGCGAGTCTTTAATTAAGACGGTTAAGAATGTCCTTGGCATTGCATCGCCTTCTCGTGAATTTAGAAAGATTGGTCAAAACGTAGGTGAAGGCTTCCAGGAAGGCGTGATGTCCTCGATGGACAAAGCCTTTGATGCAGTGGAAGGATTAATGCGAGCACGCATGAAAGTGCTCGATACCATTGCTCGCGGCATGTTTCGCATGGCGGGCGTTGATCCTGCTGCCATTAGGGCTGAAGCTGCTCAGCGTCGTGCTTTGCCTGGCGTTAATTTTCCCGCCACTATACCGCAGCGCAATATTTCCATTGGCCCTTCTGGAACTGGCAGGGCGCTGCCTCCTGGTGCTATTCCTTCTGCACTTCCCGGTACTGCTTTTGGCGCGCAACGCTACTTGCCCACTGCGCTAAGCGATGAACTGAAGCAAATCCTGCGGGGGGCTGCATTTGCTTTTGTTGATTCACTTAAGCAACAAATAAGAAGCGTTCGCGTGGGTCTTAGCGCCGCTCAACAGCCATTACTAGGCGCGAGCCGCATTGCCGGCCTACTTCCTGCTGGTGTTGGCCGCACTCCCAGCGTTTATTCCACTGGAGCTATTGGGGGAGAAACAAGGGTTGAGATGATGGCACGCCGTGAGCGTGAAGCTCGGATGCGCTCTGATTTGCGCGGCATGGATGTAATGGGAGGTGGCGCGGGTCGTCCGCCAGCTCCCTATAGCCATGCATATCGAAGCGCTCGTCCAACAAGCGCCATTATTCCCTATGGTGCTCCAGGGGCTATTGTGCCACGGCCAAGAGGGGCTGGTGAGCCATTAACAGGACAGGCTACACCGTTTGCGTCGCCACTTCCCAAAAATTATTTAGAAATCGGAAAAATTATCAAGGGGATTGACCCTATTCTTCAACGCTCTAGCGTGCCATTCTCCGGCGCCATTCGAGGGCTTGGCGAAGAATTTGGTTTTGCTATTAAGCAAGTGCTGTTGTTTGGTACAGCATATAAAGCGCTGGCTTTCTTTATGGATCTTCCAGCCCAGGCACTCAGGGCGTCTGCTGCTCTTCAGTCTTTCAATAATCAGCTCAATGCAATTACAGGAGGCTCGTCTCAGGCAGCGCGTTCAGTGGAGTTTATTAACAATACAGTTGAACGTTTCAACGTGCCATTGCAAAGCGCCCGCGAGGGTTTCTTGAGGCTGTATGCGTCTATGTCACCTGCGGGGATGGATGCAGGCACCATTGAAAATCTTTTTGTTGGTATTTCACAAGCATCAGCCACTCTTGGGCTTAGTTCGGATCAAGTGGATCGCGTAACTTATGCGTTTTCGCAAATGGCGAGCAAAGGCAAAGTTATGAGCGAGGAAGTCACCGGGCAATTGGGCGACGTGATCCCCGGAGCGTTGTCGTTGATGGCCGATGCTGCTGGTATGAGCATGGCTGACTTTAAGAAAGCAATGGAAGATGGCTTGGTTAGCGGCAAGGCAATGGAACAACTATTTACTAATCTCCCTATTGTTCTTGAGCAGCGTTTTGGCGCAGGTGCTGCGGGAGCTGCCAAAACCTTGCAGGGCCAACTAAATGATCTTGCAACTTCTACCACTCGCCTATATGAAGCGTTTGAGCCTATTGTTAATTCCATTGCTGGAGTGGTCCTGCCCGCATTGTCTTCTGCATTGGCGGACGCGGAAAGTGCAGTATCTGCTTTTGGCATGAAGATTGAAGGAATTAACCCAGCTACAAATTTGCTAAGTGAAAATGCGCAGTCCATCTATCGTAATTTGGAAATTGTTGCAGACACCGCATCCTCTCTTATTTCTGTAATTCAATCACTCGGTGGAGTGTTTAGTGCATTTGGTAACATTATTTCCGGTGCTTTGCAATTGTTTAATGCGATTGCGGGAAATCCCGTAGGCGAATTTTTTGTGAAACTTGCCGTGAATATTGGGCTTGCAACTGCCGCGATCAATTTGCTTGTTACACAAGGAATTGTTAGGGCAATTGCTAATTTTGCTTTGATGGTTGGCAATATTCAATTGACCATTGGAGCGCTTAGAACGTTAATTACCACTTCTCGCGCAGCAAAAATTGCAGTTGGTGGAATTGTCGCCGGCAGCATTATGGTTGGCCTGGAGATGCTGGTCACTCATCTGTCAAGAGCAAGAGAGGAAACGGAGAAACTGCGGAAAGTCGCCCTTCTCACTGCTGACGCATTGAAACAGATGGGCTATCAACAGTTGGTGGCAGAAGAAAGAAGCGTGCAGAGCAGGATTTCTAAATTAGAACAATTACAAGCTGCCGCTGGTCCCGGCTTGCAAATCAAGAATTTCAGCAAACAGCAAGAGGCTATGGCCCTTGAGCTTGGTCTTCCTATTTCTGGAAGAGGCGGGCAAAGGGCAATTGGTTTGACCAGAGCCGAAGGTTTGCGTCAGCAGCTTTTAGAAGAGCTGCCAAGAATTCGTGGTGAAATGAAGGGGCGCTTTGAGGGTCCGGCAAGCGCGGCTGCTATCACGCCCATTGATCTCGCTGCAGGAGAAGGTAAGGCGAAAGCCGAGAAAGGAAGAGTGAGTCTTGACAGGCTTGTAAATGCACAATTCGCGCAGAGGGCCGCATTGTTAAAAAGCGAAGCGGCACTTGCGCGAGAAGAGACAGCAGCCATGGCCCCTGATACCATGCAGGCGGAAAGAATGCTGAAATATTACATGCAGTTCCGCGAGCAATTAATTGATATGGCGACTATTCAAGCGCAAATTGAAGATGCAGAAAAAAATAGAAGTGCATATATTAAAGACGGAATGAGCGCATCGCAATTGGATTACAACGTCCAACAATTGCGCAATGAGCTGCAAGTGAGGGCGTTAGATCTTGCCGCCATTGAACAAAAATATAGGAATCAAGCTCGGAAAGACGCAGCGAAGGAGGCGGAAGAGCAGGAAAAAGAAATGCAGAAACGCATTGATCAGCAGAAGGAAATGAATCGTCTTCTTGAAGACGCTCGCATTCAAGCTGGTCTCATTAGCCCCGCCGAGGCTGCTGGAATTTTACAGCGCAGGGAATTCGAGGATGCGCAAGCTAGATTTGCTGCAATCGGAGGTGATCCATCTCAGCTCGCCGGCATTCAAGCTGCCATTCCTCAAGCCGGTTCCCTTCAGGAAAGCATTAAAAGCCTTCGCCAAGAACTGGAAAAGCTTGCATCCACGCAAGAGATGGTTAAGTTCTCCGCTAATGCCATCGGGG